TAGTTGTTGTAGGAGCAGCAGTCGTAGTTGTCGTTGCTGCTCTAGTAGTAGTCGTAGTCGTAGGAGCCGCCGTAGTAGTTGTTGTTGTATTACCTGCAGTTGTAGTGGTAGTAGTATCGTCTTGGATTGGAACGATTACTTCATACTCACATCCGCCTTTGCTAAATAGGTAAGTACCTACACCATTTGGAATTCCTTGGAATACTGGATTTGAGACATTAAATGTCCACGGTAATTCGACCATATTTCCAAGTAATCCAGTTAAGGTATGCTCTTCTGAACTTTGATCTGTGAATAAGACTTCAAATGGACCGGTTGGAGTTCCATCAAATGTAACAGTGGATGGAAGTTCGCCAGAACCCGGTTCGTATGTGATGCGGTTTGGAACGCAGGTTGTGGTTGTGGTCGTTGCCGCTGTTGTTGTAGTTGTTGTGCTTGAAGTAGTGGTTGTTACTCCAGTATTTTTAATTAAATAGAATGGACTAAAAGAATCTACTTGAGCATAAATTGAACGAGTTGCATAATCTGGAATGTATAAATCTCCAGCAATATCTCCAGGATCAACAGTTTCATCGACTAATATTCCGCTAACTTCGTGGAATATTCGGATTAGGTCAAACTCAGCCTCGCTCATGCTCTGAGGCATTGTAAATTTAATAATTGTATCAGGTGGACATACTCCATCCCAGTCAGTTATCGTAAATGCATATACTGAATTTTGTAGATAAAAACCTGGAGGTAGAGAGTCTCCGCCCAAGTTATCAATTGGATTTGGTCGCTTACAGATTGTCACTGGTGCAGTACCAGACGGTGCTCCAATAATTTCAATACCGAAATTAAATGAGGTTGAGCTTGAGTCAACAATCTCAGTGCTACAAGTATAGCCAGTTTGTGAACAGAAAGGATCTTCTGTAAAATAGTGTAATAATAATTTATCACCAGTATCTAAGTTATAACCTGCAATACTTGGGTTCCAATATAATTGACAAGTTGAATCAGCTTCATTAAATGTAACTGCGTTTAATCCGCCGTCATTACTTAGATATGCAGGTGAAGTAATATCACCATCTCCGACCGGTACGAGTTGACCGTTTACAAATAGCATAAATGCAGTTGCTGCAAGTGGAGCGGGTACCAAAAATATTCCATTCTCAGAAGCATTTGTATTATCTACGCTAACATTATCTGCTGTTGCACGCATAATAACTTCTTGCATGCACTTTGCGGTTGCTGAGGCGCCATTTCCGCCTGACAGTAGAGTCCAGCCGGTTGAAACTAGCCAAACATAAACTCCTTCAATTCGATTTCCTTGAGCCGCGATATAGACAATTTCACCAGGAACGCCAGTAGTCGGTAGAGCTCCAAATACTCTTAATCTCAGACGTAAAATCTCTGCAACATCTTCGGCTACAAAGTTTTTAGCAGTAACTGTACCACTTGGTGAAAGATTAATTACGGTTGGATAATTACCGTTCTGTAATTGAGTGCCGTATACTGAAAGTCCTCTTCGAACTGTGACTAGATCTGACGCAACTGTGTTAATGTCTACTGAAACATCATTCGTAGATTGATTATAATTTATTGATGATAAGAACTCCTTAATCGCAGAAGTTATTTCACCAAAATTAAAATTGGAGAGCTCAACTAGTGATGTTGTGCTAGAATTAGATAGTTTTTTAACCGATGTTAGTTTGACTTGTACTGCCATTTTAATGTTGGGCTTTTTCTGCTTTTATTTATTACTTTTCTTCAATATCTCGAGTTTTTAGCTCTTTCAAGAACTCTGTTTTTGAGTCTACTTTGCAATTTAAGGCAACTGTACCTGATCTAATGATACATTCGTTAAGATCTCCGTAAATTACATGACCTGGTTCGCTTTTAATGTAGCTTAGGTCAAGACGATTGCGACCGTCTCTTTCAAATGTGCAATATTTAAGGTAAGAATATCGAATATCGTTACCGGTTATGATTCGTGCCTCACGTAGATGAGACGATCTTACTTTACAGCCGTAAAATGTGCAATTTGTTAATTCCCCTTCTACTGAACAGTTAATAAAGTCAACATCACTTACTGAAAAGCTCTCTTTTAGGCGAGCATCTTTTATTTGAATGCGTTTGGCTTGAGTATCGTAGTTAACAATGCCTTTTTTAAGATTACCGGTAGTAATCAGCTCAAATAATTTCTCTTTTATATTAGAATAATTTGATTCAACGATTCGTGGATCATTTCTAAGGTCAATGTATAGTTCAATATCCGGATATGTATTAATAAAGCTCTCATAAGTTTTAACTGATTGTAATAATGATTTGTGTTTAGTTAAAATCTCAGAAATTCTACGAGTTTCATTAACTGTGTATACATGATTCTCTTGTAAAGTTGAATATAGACTCTCGGCCATGTAGTTAATTAACTCAACTGAGTCTTTTTTCTTGGTTTCGTAGCCGGCTCCTCCTGCATATCGGACTTCTAGATAATTTTGAGATAACTTTGTGAAATTTATCCCAAAATACTTTGCATGAGGTAGGTTAAAATCAGTTGGGCTTGCTGGATATGCGTAATTTAGGCTTGTTTCAGCAATAAACTTATTTTTAGGATAGATGTTTAAGACTGAGTTTTTATAGATCTTCTGCATTCTTGATTTGGCAGATGGCCACATATCAAAAATCTTAGATTCGTCTAAATTTAAGATGTACTTGAAAACATTTAAGTTTTGAAGACGCTCAGTTAAGTCTAGATCAATTTCATTAAATGAAATATTGACATGAACTCCAGTCCTTTCGGTTGTAAACCCGTGTTCAGCAATAAAATTATAGATTTTAAACATTACATGAACTGCTTCGTTATACGGCATAACTCCGGTTACCAGCTCGTTCATTCTAAAACCGCCTGAGAAATCCGGTTCAATTTTAAAATCGTTTTCGGCAACTGGCATGTCAGAATGGTACTGATCAGTCCATTGCACGTTCTTTTTTAGAACCTTTGTAAGTTTTTCCGAAAGTTCCTTTCTGCTTAACGGCGAAAAGAATTCAAATTCGAATCCCAAATTCACGTTATCAAATAGGCGTTTCTTGTTTATATCTTTATACATAGAGTTATTTATTAAAATTTATCGGTTTATTGCTATAAATGGTACATTCAATCGAGGTCTGGCATTATCAATTATGGCTAGAGTAGATTCATCTCTAATGAATAATTGACTCACTATGAATTCATGATCTTCGCTCTGGATCATTGTATTAAATAGTCTAACATTTGCAATTGAATAATTTGCACTAGGTAAACACCAAGTTGCAGTGGTTTCAAATTCAAAGGTTCCAGTCGTAACAATATTTGAATTGGGGTTTAGTGGCACAATCTTATTGAAGTTCTTGATATTTGCTGGATCTTGCCTAAGTTCATACACATTTATTTCAAATTGACCGAACTGAGCAGAGATTGGAATGATGATTGGATACCATTTTGCGTATTCAATTGTTCCGATCGGCTGACTGTATTCTTGATCATTTATTGTTATCTTAATGCTTAAATTAGGCGTACCTGATGCGTCAGCTATGATTGCCTGGATGATTAATCCTTTGCGGTCATAATCATCATAACCTCTAAATAGCGTCACATCCTGATCACCTCTGTTAAAATTAACTAGTGCAGAGAAAGTCATGTTTGGAGTCTCAGCAGTTGAGGCTTGTCGCTTGTAGACAACTGCATTCTCGGCCTGTTTAAAATTAACAATTCCTGAGCCTGAAGTAGTTTCAAGAATTGGTCTGCGTTCAGATGCCTTAAGGCTTAGCGTTTTATAACCCTCAACGATTACGTACTTTTGACCAGTATGCGGCGGCGCAAAGGACTCTTTTGGGCCATTCATTTTAATTCTGGCCTTGTTAGGATTAAGATCGGCAATATTAATATCACCTGTAACCAATTGATTTTGTCTCCAAGTTTTAAAAATATTGCTATCATCGTATGCATAAATTTCTCCGTCTGGCGAAAGTTCTTGCGCATCTGCTC